ATCTGTCTGTGCTGAATAAGTGCCCAGTGTTCAAGGTGCACAAAGATAACGGGTATATCCTGATTCAGGAAAATTATTCCGAAGTCGAGGCTGTTGTCACCGACATGACGGGACGGGATAAGTCAGCTAATTCTACCGCTGGCGTCTTGCTCAAGCGGCCGTACGCTGTCTGCCGCCGATCAGGGATCTAAAATTTCTGAGTAATTAAGCTATGCGGAATGGGTTTATATCTATTCCGCATCTTTAATTATTTAGTGTACAATCAAAACACCTAAACTACAGAGTATCAATAAATGGCTCGTCCAGCAAAACAAACCTCAGAATCTGTTGCTCATGGCAAATCATACTGGGTTTACTCTACCCTGGCAAATGATAATCGCTATGTCGAATGGATCAATGGCGGCGGTGAACTATCGTACGAAGGTCGGTCTGTGCTAATCCGTGGAGGTGCGGGGGTTATGAATGACCGCATTATCACCCCAATGGGCATTGCCACCGAAGTATCTGAAGATGATCTGTCTGTGCTGAATAAGTGCCCAGTGTTCAAGGTGCACAAAGATAACGGGTATATCCTGATTCAGGAAAATTATTCCGAAGTCGAGGCTGTTGTCACCGACATGACGGGACGGGATAAGTCAGCGCCGATTACTCCTAGCGATTTCCAAGACGCGCATGAAAGTGTCGCGGTCCCCATGGAAGACTATCGGTAAATAGAATGGCGACCCATGCCCTAGATCTGGTCAACTTTCGGGCATTATTCCCGGAATTTGTAACCACCCCGAACGATGCACAACTGGCGGCATACTGGGGCATGGCTACCCAATACATGAGCCCGAACGATGGATTTGTGCTCTACGGAGATTCCCTACAATTAGGGCTAAACCTGATGACGGCGCATCTCGCAAAGAGTATGACCCTCATCTCATCGGGCAAACAGTCTGTTGTTGTCTCAAGTTCAAGCGAGGGAAGCGTATCTGTTTCTCTCGTCCCCCCTCCGATCAAATCTGGTTGGCAGTGGTGGCTATCAACAACCCCATACGGCGCTCAACTGTGGGCATTACTCAATATTAAAACGGCTGGTGGTTTAATGGTTGGCGGGAGCCTAGAGCGGGCTTCTTTCCGACATGCTGGCGGCGTGTTTTTGTAATGGCCTTTGACCTTTCAAAACTGCATGCACATTTGGAGTCAATTCCGAAGCAGTTTGAAGGCAAGTATGCCAAAGTCGGATGGTTCCCATCTGCCGTTTACGAAGATGGCACGCCTGTTGCATATGTTGCAGCAATTCAAGAGATGGGCGCTCCTGGTGTAAAGATCCCACCTCGACCATTTTTGAAACCATCTCTAGAGCAGAATAAAGAAGAGATTGCCGAAGCTCTGAAAGACGGCGTAGATGCCGTGGCTCGTGGCGTCATCTCTGCTGATCAAGTGCTTGATGTTGTCGGCGACAATCTGGCCAAGGGCGTAGGCGAGTATATCCAGACCGCATCTTATCAGCCGCTCAGCGATGTGACTGTGATGTTACGCAAATGGCGCAGAGAAGGACAGACAATTACTGGCGCAACAGTCGGCCGGGCCGCTGCTGCGGTTGCTGCTGGTGAATCTATTGCAGGTGTCAACGCTGATCCGCTGCAAGATACCGGCTTATTGGTTAACTCAATAAGCCACGAAGTCGGAAATATTTAGAGCTGGTCCGGGTTGCGGTACTCGGCAGTCACAAACGCATATTCACGGCCCGCATCGGTGAGGACCATGAAATCCTCATTAGACCGAATCGGGGTGTTGGGGCCGGCGCTGATCCGGCGGATGGCGGCGTTGTACTGGCGGCTGCTGGTGTACACCAATCCACTGAGGCTTACCTTGAGCTGCACTTTGGTGCTCTTGTCGGTGTAGCGGTTGGTCAGGGTTGCATAGGTCTTGGTCATGATTTTCTCTCCTGGAGGTCACTTAAGTTGATGATCAAGCGCCTAGGATGGCTGCGACGATATCGGCAGGCGCATTGGTGTAGTCAAGCCCGATTTTGGCCTGTTGGCGGGTAACTTCTTGCGGACGGCAAAAACCCTTGCCCCAATCGCTACTGATGAAAAACTTGTCTCCGTCGCGGGTGATTTTTTCTTGTCCGCCGTTGTTGGTGTTGGCGTAGGTCTTGGTGATCTTGCTCATTTCTATCTCCTGTTTCGGGGCGCTCCGTGCTGCCCATGTAGTTAATGTAATCCCGGCGAATCTACCTGTCCAGCACTGTTACAATTAATTTATGATTGATGTCCGGTCCATCGCCAACAGTGTGATCCAGGTCACGAACCCCAACGTATCGATTAGTTGGATGCGTTCGACTGGAGGGTACACGACCGATGCGGCGGGTCATCGCACACCGACCACATCAGCGACGACCGTAGACGCTCAGATACAGGGGTTGTCTGCCGGCGATTTACAACACACGGACGGGCTCAATATCGAAGGGGTCAAACGATCTGTGTACATGTACGGCAATGTACAGGGTGTTGTGCGGGCCGATCAGCAGGGCGGTGACATTCTGGTGTTCCCCGAGATTCCTGGCGGCGTTAACCGCAACTGGCGGGTTATTTCTGTTGCTGAGACGTGGCCCACATGGGCGCATGTGATTGTGGTGCTGCAATGAGCCTATCTAACACTATCACCGACGATGCTGTTTTCACGGCCCTACGTACATTCCTGGCCGCAGTTCTACCGACCGGAACAGAGGTTATCCAAACTCAAGATAACGGTGTCCCTTTGCCATTGGGGGGGTTTGTATCAATGAATAATGTAGGTCAGCGCCGGCTAGCCACCAACGTCAGCACGCATGCCCCGGGCCTAGTTAATCCTGGCGCACGCAACGTAGAAACCGATACTGAATATACGATTCAGGTCGATTGTTACGGTAATGATGCCGGGTCATGGGCCAATACCATTCAAATGCTATTCCGCGACCCGTTTGCATACGATATTTTCCCGGCGAATATCAAGCCACTGTTTGCGGATGGACCTATCCAGGTACCGCTAATCAACGGAGAACAACAATGGGAACAGCGTTGGCGCACTCAAGCTGTGATGCAAACTAACGCCGAAGTGGTTGTGCCTCAAGATTATGCAGACAAATTGAATGCTGGTATCATCGCAATCGACGTTTAGAGTATGTGTTGGATAGTTTTTATCTAATGCTAAAATTAAAGTAATCAACACGCCCGCTTATGCGGGCTTTATTTGGGGTTTATATGGCTACTATTCCTATCGATACCATTGTTAAAGTAAATCCGGGGGTTTTGTCTGCGGCTGGCTCTGCGGTTGACCTGAATGGATTGATTCTGACTAATTCGGCCACGGTGCCAATCGGCGCAGTGCAATCGTTTGCCACCGCTGCGAATGTCGGCGCATATTTCGGTCTGGGCTCGACTGAATATGCCATGGCCACCATTTATTTTAATGGGTACACCAATTGCACCGTTACGCCGTCTACGCTGTATTTCGCGCAATACCCTAGTGCTGCGGTTGCTGGTTGGATGCGTGGCGGCTCGCTATCGAGCATGACACTGGCGCAGCTACAGGCGCTATCCGGCACTCTGACGATCAGCGTTGACGGTGCGGCAAAAACATCGAGCACGATCAATCTATCTGCCGCGACCAGTTTTAGCAATGCTGCGACCATTATTGCTGCTGGGTTTACCTCATTTGGGGCTACCTGCACATGGAATGCTACGCTGAGCGAGTTTGTATTCACCAGTTCGACCACTGGCGCATCTAGCTCTATCTCGTTCGCCACGGGCACGCTATCCGCCTCGCTGAAACTCACCTCTGCCACTGGTGCGGTTACGTCTGCGGGTGCTATTGCTGGCGTCCCTGCCACGTTTATGGCAACGCTGATTCTGAATAATCAGAATTGGGCGCTGTTCACCACCACTTGGGCAGCTACACTTTCTGAGAAGTCGGCATTTAGCGCATGGGTTGCCACCACGAACAACCGATTTGGTTATGTCGGGTGGGATACTGACGTTAATGCACTGACGGCCGGTAGCGCTGCAACGTGGATGTACTCTGTCCTATTTTCAGCACAAAACGGGACTGTCCCGATTTATCTTGATCAGAATCATGCTGCGTTTGTTTTGGCATATGCGGCGTCACTTGATTTCAATCGCCTAAATGGTCGTGCTACTGCTGCATTCAAGTCCCAGTCTGGGCTTACTCCATCGGTTACCGATGCAACTAGCGCCAGTGGGTTGACTGCCAACGGATACAACTTCTATGGTATTTATGCCAATGCCAAGCAGCAGTGGTCATTCCTAATGCCTGGGGTAACTAGTAACCGTGATGCCGCTGGGAATCCTATTTTCCTAGATACGTTCTTGAATGCCATTTGGCTAAACGCTAATCTGCAACTGGCGGCGGTTAATCTTCTCACATCCTACGGTGCCATCCCGTATAACGATGTAGGTTATAGCCAAGTTGCATCGGCATTTCAAGACCCAATCAATAATGCTATTAACTTTGGCGCCATCCGTACAGGTATCGCGCTATCGGCTTCGCAGATTGCGCAGGTCACCAGCATTATCGGAACGGATGTTTCATCCAGCATTTCCGCCAAGGGCTATTACCTGCAAATTGCTCCGGCATCGGCAGCGGTCCGTGTGGTTCGTGGTAGTCCGTCATGCACGCTGCTTTATACCGATGGTCAGAGTATTCAGGCCCTGACCTTGGCGTCGATTGAAATTCAATAACTGACGCTCACGCAATAAACAATATGCCCGGTTCGCCGGGTTTCTTTTGGAGTTATTATGGCAACTATTACTAGTGCTAATTCAGTTTTGACGCTGGTTATTCCTAAGCTGTTTCCAGTGCCTCAGACTATTCAGGGTTTCGCCGCTGATGATGCGTTTATGGCCGATGCCGTGGATATGGCTGAAGTCGTCATGGGTGTTGATGGTAAACTGTCAGCCGGTTTTGTTTTTAACCCGGTGAAGATGACGATTACAATTATGCCGACCAGCCCTAGCATGCCATTTTTTGAGACTTGGATTAACACCCAAAAAGCCCAACGAGAAGTGTATCCTGCTGACGGCGTGATTATGATGCGCTCGATTGGCCGCACGTATGCGCTGAAGAATGGTTACCTTACTAGCGCAAAGCAAATGCCTGACAACAAGAAGTTGCTTTCTGCCATGCCATTTTCGATTACTTGGGAACTCGTGACTGGGGCTGCACTGTAATGGCCCGTAACGTAGCTCAAGTCCGAATTGATGCGGTTGGACGTGATAATGGCAAGCTCTTTATTATCACTGAGCTGCCGGCCTCACGCGCCGAAAAATGGGCAATGAAGGCATTCCTTGCCATGGCAAAGAATGGCATTGAACTGCCCGATGGGATTGAGTTTTCCGGCATGGCTGGCATTGCTAAAATTGGCCTAAAACTTATCACTCAATTGCCGTTTGATGTGGCAGAAGAATTGATGGATGAAATGTTTACATGCGTCCAAATTGCGCCTAACCCGTCGAATCTCTCGGTTATGCGGGCGTTGATTGAGGACGACGTAGAAGAAATCTCGACCCGCATTAAACTGCGCATCGAAGTATTCAAGCTGCACACGTCTTTTTCGAGCGCCGCAGGCTGATAGATTTCGGTCCTGCGGCGGCTGCTGATTTGCCACACGGCATAGTATCCTACCTAAACCTGCCGCATACCCTTGCGGCGGTTATCAGCGACCGCATGGCGACCCTACATGAGCTAGATACCGTCTACGGCATAGAGGATCTATGGATCATGCTAGAGGTGCGCTCTGTCGATAATCACAACCGCGCCCTGATGAATAAGGCTGAATAATATGGCATCCGTCATTGATACATTTTTGGTGGCGGTAGGCCTAGACGTATCCGCCTACAATAGCGGCATGAAGTCTGCTGAGGGTTCACTGAAAAAATTCGGCGAAAACAACGACGCTCAGAAAAAGAGACTTGACGAACAATCCAAGGCGATGGCCGCAGGGTTTAACAAAGTCAAGCAAGAGTTAATCGGGCTTGTTGCTGTGGCGATGGGGGCGAAGGGAGTAAAAGAGTTTTTTAGTAACATGATCACGGGTCAGGCCGCCCTTGGTCGCGTTGCGAATAATCTAGGGATGTCTGCAAAATCCCTAGATGCATGGGGCGCTGCGGCTGAATCCGTTGGCGGGTCTGCCGATGGCATGAGGGCATCAATGCAGGCGATGCAGTCAGGATTTGAGGCATTTAAACTGGGGGAAAATAGCCCAGTCGTCAACGCATTCCAGGCCCTGAAAGTCCGCATTACCGACACAAATGGCAAGATACGCCCAATGCGCGATCTAATGCTGGATTTGTCGGCTGCGATGAAAGGGCATTCTGCACAGGACCAGATTAGGATCGCCCGTGATCTTGGTCTAGATGATGGAACACTGAACCTGCTACGCATGGGCCGCGATGATGTCTCGTCTGTTGTTGATCAGATGGAGCGAGCGTCTAAAGTATCGGATGAAAGCACTGCAAACGCTGCTAAAGCGCAAGCATCATGGAATAAATTAAAACATGAGCTAATGGGAGTTGGGCAGGCAATTTTTGATTACACAATCCCGGCCATCACAAAGGCGACAGATTCTCTCGCTGACAATATTTCTGCCATGATGACATGGTTTCAAAAATATTCCAGTATTAAAGATATGTTCAAGGATCTTAAGGCCGGAACAGCTGGGGCAAAACCTGGAGAAAAGCCCAAGAGTTTTTGGGAGTGGCTGGTAACTCCATTAAAAGGCACAGAAAATTATGGGGGTGGTCCTGTTGGCGGGTCTGGCAAATCGGGCCTAGCAAGTAGCCCATTGGCCGCGCTAATATCCCGTGGAGAGGGGGGCTACAACTCTGTTAATAGAGGGGCCGCAGGCGGGTATAAGTCGGGCACTGAAAACCTGGAAAACATGACAGTTGCGGAAGTCATGGCCGCCCAAAAATCCGGCAAATTTAACGCAGCCGGCAAATATCAAGTGATTGCCGGTACATTGTCTGAAGCAGTTAAGGCTATGGGGCTAACTGGATCAGAAAAATTTGACAGAGCAACTCAAGATAAAATATTTGAACAGCATCTTGCTGGGAGTAAGCGCCCTGCTATTCGTGATTATTTAAACGGGAAGTCCAATGATTTGATGGCGGCATTGAAAGCCCTGGCTCAAGAATGGGCATCTATTGCCGACCCATCAACTGGGCTCAGTTTTCATACTGGGAGCGGGAATAATCGGGCCAGCATTACATCAGATGAGGCTGCAAAAGCGTTACAGCAAACCCGACAAATGTTAATGGCAGGGAAGACTGGGGGAGGTGCTTCGACGAGAATAGAAACAAATATCGGCACTATGAATGTCGTCACAAAAGCCACCGACTCCGCAGGTATCGCACGGGATATGCAAGGAGCTATCCAGCAGCAATCGCGCATGAGTTATGCGGCAAATGGGATGAACTGATATGCCGTTGATACCATTCCCAAATGTGCCAAATGTCAAGGGCGTTCCGGCGTTGATGCGGGCAGCCAGTGCAACAGGATCGGTTGTCACGATTGCGAAGTCATTCGGACTCATCAAAGACAAAACGGCAGAATGGAGAATCCTATCCGCTGACGGCAAGACGGCAATTAAGCCCGACTCGGTGATTAGCTTTGAGTACCGTGGTGAGTCGAAAATATCGACGTATCCGGTAGAAAATGGCTCGTTTGCATCGTATAACAAAGTACGGATGCCAGCGGATGCCCGGCTTACCATGACATGCGGCGGGAATGTATCATCTATTCTTGGCTCTATTACTTCTGGTTCGACAGATAAAACTAAAGAATATTTCCTCTCAAAACTAGAGGAAATGAAAAACTCCACTGACAGTTTCTCTATCGTTACGCCCGATGCGGAATATAAGAACATGAATTTAGTCGGCTATGACTACAGCAGGCGGTCTACAAACGGTGTAACTCTGCTGACGGTAGACGCCTCATTCATGGAGGTGCGTGTAAGCGCGCTAGTGCAGTATTCTTCGACAGCCAAGCCCTCTGGGTCTAACCCCGTTAGCAATGGCTCTGTGGACCCGGCAGCGGCCAGTACGGCACAGTATGATGCATTGCGGTCTTCTGGTGGTGCACGATAATGCAAGTCATCCCCATTCTTCCGGTTGCGTCTCAAACTTTTAAAGCGGTGCTTGCCAAACAAAACTGTGACATTTCCATTTATCAGAAAACCACGGGGCTGTACTTTGATCTGTCAGTATCAGGAAAATCAATCGTTCATGGTATGATTTGCCGGGATAGGGTTAAACTCATCAGATACGCATATCTAGGGTTTATCGGTGATTTGATATTTATGGATACGTTTGCAAAACTTGATCCTACTTATGATGGCCTTGGATCTAGGTATATACTGCTATACTTAGAATCTTCCGACATTTGAGAGCGATATGAGTTTTAAGCAACGGGCACTCAATATCAGGTTTGCGCTAGTTGATGAATTAGACAAGAATAAGAATGTCACATTTTCAGACGGCAAATCGAACCAGATTGAGCTAACCGGGCACCGTGCTGAAGTTGTTGTGACAAACCCAGGCGGCACTATGGCCTATGGTTTGATGCACATGCGCATATTTGGTATGACGCTATCAGATATGAATGCGCTGTCCACCGATGGTATGCAAGCGCTTTATGTACGTGGCGATCAGGTTTTTGTCAGCGCTGGTGATGTGGATGGGATCGTCCGGCAGATATTCGCCGGCACGATCATGTCGGCTTATATTGATTTTTCGGCACAGCCCGAAGTATCGTTCAACATCCAGGCGTCGGCAGGGTTTTATCACAAGATCAAACCAGCCGCCCCGAATAGTTGGGAGTCAATCGATGTCGCCACAGCCATTGAAGGCATATCTGCATCTATTAACTTTGGATTTAGCAATCCCAAAGGTGTTTCTAAGATATTGCATAATCAATATTTGTCGGGAACAGCCATAAATCAGATCCAAACATTAGCAAGTGCAGCAGATATTCCATGCGCTATTGAAAACAATACTGTGTCACTTTGGCCTAATGATAGCAATCGAGATGATATTGTCGTTGACATTGGCCCGACAAGCGGATTAGTTGGCTATCCATCATTTGAGCCCTATGGAATATCCGTCAAAACAGAATTTAACCCTGAACTAATTATTGGCCGACAAGTCAATATTAGCTCGCTAGTGTCCAAAGCATCCGGTGCATGGAATGTGCACAAATCAACACATGAGCTATCTACTTTGATGCCAGGAGGCCCATGGTTTACGGCGCTTGGATTGGCGCGCACAGGGTACTATGTCAAATAGTCACTCAACCGGCCAAACTCCTGGCGACTGGGGCAATGAGGCCGCAGAACTAAAATATTTTGTGCAATCGATGCTGGCTGGCGTGCGAACTGCGATGCCTGTTCTGGTTACGGCTGTGTCTAATGCTGGTGGATTATCTCCAATCGGGACGGTATCAATCAAACCTTTAGTATCTCAAATAGACGGTAATGGCAACGCATTTGAGCATGGTATAATTTACAAAGCAAGGTATCTCAGGCTTCAAGGCGGGTCTAATGGGGTAATTATTGACCCTGAAGTGAATGATATCGGTTTAGCTTGTTTTTGCGACCGTGACATCTCGGCAGTTATCGCCAGCGGTGATGCTGCCCCACCAGGGTCTAAGCGCCGGCACGATATGTCCGATGCGGTTTATGTGATGACGATTCTTGGTGCCGCGCCAACTCAGTATGTCCAGTTTAATTCATCTGGAATAACAGTCCATTCGCCGAATAAAGTTACTATTAGCGCCCCAGTTGTTGAGGTTAATGCATCAACATCAGCCACGATCACATCTGCATCAATCGCCCTAAACGGAGCCATCCAGTTAAATGGACCGATTAGTCAAGGGGCGGGCGGGTCTGGTGGAACTGGAGCCACTCTAATCGGCCCATTGACCGTGGCAAATGATGTGACGGCAGCAGGCAAGAGCGTATCAACACATCATCATACTGAGCATGATGGACCCAGCACTAGCGGTCCGATTTAACGAGGAAAATATTATGAGTAATAAAGTATCCGCGATCACTGGTGTTTTTGATGACACGACCGGGGCGCTAAAATCAATCTCACGGGACTGCGGCGGGGCATCGACCGGGACGCCTACGCCTATTGCTGCGCTAAGCACTGCCCAGCAAGCCGCTATTGATGCAGGCGGCAGCTCTGTTGTCGTCAACTCTAGCGGGGTGTTGGTAGATAAAAATCTATCCCCGGTGTCAGGGGCTGGGGACCTGCCGGTGAACGGGGTTGTGGTTGGCAGAGAGTACCTGCACGACTGGTATAGGGGCTTGATTGCATCGCCGCTCACAACTCGTAGCATCACGCTATCGGGGGATAGCACAACAGTGGGGTATGTCATAGCAGATAACCAGCAGGCCCCAGCCGGGGCGCTGAGAAATGCTCTTGCACGGCGTGGCGTACTAGCAAATGTCACGGCTTCAGGTTGGTCTGGCGAAAACTCGTCGCAATGGCTTGCAACGCGGTTGCCCGCTGACCTGGCAGGATCTGCACCGGGAATCTATGTGATCCGATGGGGCATGAATGATCCAAGTACTGGGGTGAGCCTATCGCAGACGCTGGCCAACATCACTGCAGGCGTGGCTCTGATTCGGGCGACTGGATCATGGTCAGCAACCCGCATTCTGCTGATGACACCCAACACCAGCAGCGACGATATCAACGCTAGAAATGAGGCGGTGTGGCGCACATGGAGGCGGCCATTCTACGATTTGTCGAAAACGCTTGGACTGGCTTTTGTGGATACCTTCGGGCTGCTGCCAGAGGCCAGAAACCGAGTAACAATCGGTGGCTCGAATTTCTGGCTTGATGCGGCGTCCGTACATCCGGGGGCTGAGCACGAGATGTTGATTCAGGCCCATGTGGCGGATCTACTCGCTCCGTCGATCGTGCTCGACTATATGGCGGAAGATCAGGCTGTTACGCCTGGCTCTGGATTCGGCCTAGGTGCCGGCGTAGAGGCGCCGAAAAGCAGGCTGGCCGGTGGGGTGGTTACCCTGATTGGGTATTTGACATCGCCGTCCAGCGTTACACCTGGGCAAAACATCTGCACCATTGCGGCCCGCCATCGGCCATCTGCAGGTGTTCTGCGGGCCTGGGGATATTCGTACAACGGTGGCCCTATCACTGCCGTTTCTACATTTCCTGAGGTGCCTTTACAAATTTTGCCGGATGGGACGGTGAATAGCCTGAGCGCGGTAAGCGGTATATCGCGCGTGTACATCGCAGGATTGAGCTACGCACGCTGATTTCCATCCCCTGCCGGTGATGATTGAGTTTTTGCCCTTGGACCTCAGCCCCACTTGCTAAATAGTCTCCTTTGATATAATAGGGTTACGATGGCCATCATACATAAAACCCTATTACTCGACACAGAGAAAAACGATCTGGTGTTGGATGCTAACGGTGATATCGCGCTTGCTGATACACCATATGCTATCGCTCAAGATGTCGCTACAGCAATCAAGACATTTTCCGGCGATTGCTGGTATGACCAAACCCTGGGGTTGCCCTATTTTGAGAATATCCTAGGCGAGTTTCCGCCTCTTCAATATGTCTCACAGCGTATTATTGACGCAGCCCTATCTGTCCCTGATGTTTCATCTGTTCAATTGGTAGGCCTAGACCTATCAAACAGAAAATTAACGGGTCAGGTTCAAATCATAGATATTGACGGGGCCTCTAGTGTGGTAACTTTCTGATGACTTTTAAAACTGGCGTCCCATCTATTGCGTTTGATTCAACAGGTGTAACTCTCCCGCTTGAGTCAAATGTGCTGACTGGTGTATTATCAGATATTGACCAAGCATTTGGTGGTGGAGTCAATCAAAAGTCAACAACGTCACAAGGCCAGCTTGCGCAATCGTTCTCTGCAATCATTGGCGACAAAAACGATCAAATTGCCGAAATTGTAAATCAGATTAACCCTGATGTCGCCGCTGGCCGGTGGCAAGATGCGCTAGGAAGAATCTATTTCCTGGACCGTATCCCCGCAAGTGGGACGGTTGTTACTGGAGCGTGCAATGGGCTCGTTGGAACGGTTATCCCTGCCGGGACAATTGCTCAAGATACAAATGGGTATCGGTATGCCACGACTGGATCGGTAACGATTGGATCGAGCGGGTCTGTTGATGCCCAATTCCAAAATCTAGAGAATGGGCCTATCCCATGTGGGACTGGCGCACTTTCTAAGATTTTCACTGCGGTTACCGGGTGGGATAGTGTCGCCAATGCTTCTGCGGGGGCGCTAGGCACCTATG